ACCTACGGCCCAAGGGTGAGGCCAAGAATGAGATCGGCATCAGCGTGTTGACACTATCCGTCACGGCCACCGGCTCCATTTTCACGCGTGTCGGCGGCACGCTGGACCTGACTGGCGAATTTGCACTGGATGACCTCATCCTATCGGCCGGGTTTGCCAACTCAGCCAACAACGGCCTTTTCAAAGTTGCCGCAATCACCTCCACCACCGTCGATGTGGTTGCCGCAGACGGCCTTGACACGGCCGTGACCCTGATAGATGAGGCAGCCACGGCTGACGGCTCTCTTGTTCAAGTTGGTGTTGAGGGTGAGGCCGGAGACATCGATGTTGATATGACTGGCTCACGACCAGCGCTCACGTCAACCACACTGGACTTCACCGCACTCGGGTTGGTTGTTGGTGAGGACATATTTATTGGTGGGGATTTGACCGCCAATAAGTTCACCACTGCAACCAATAACGGATTTGCTCGGATACGATCCATTGCAGCCGGACGGCTGGAGTTTGACAAGACCCAGGCCACCATGGTCACGGAGCCCAGCACCGCTGAATTGATCCACTTGTTCTTTGGCCGGGTGCTCAAAAATGAGCTGGGTGCCTTGATTGTTCGTCGGACCTATCAACTTGAGCGGACACTCGGCAAGGCCGACACTGGGGACACCTATGATCAGGCCGAATATATCACCGGGGCTGTTCCCAATGAGATGACGATCAACATAGCCACCGCCGACAAGGTCACGATTGATTTGGCCTTTGTCGCGATGAACCATGAGTTGGTTGACGGAGACACCGGCCCGAAATCCGGCACACGACCGGCCATTGTTGAATCTGACGCCTTCAATACCTCATCCGATTTCAGCCGGATCAAGTTGGCCGTGATGAATGAGACAGACGCCAATCCCACGGCCCTGTTCGCCTTTGCGAATGAGGTGAGTATCAATATCAACAACAACGTATCGCCTGATAAAGCCATCAGCGTCCTGGGGGCATTCGACGCCACCGCAGGCACCTTTGAAGTGGGCGGAGACATCACAGCATATTTCGCCGATGTCGCTGCTGTCGAGGCCGTGCGGAACAATTCGGACATCACCATGGATATGAAGCTGGTGAAGAGCAATTCAGGCATCAGTATCGACCTGCCTCTCATTACCCTCGGCGATGGACGCCTTGATGTGGAGCAGGATCAGTCCATCAAGATTCCACTCAGCAAAGAAGCAGCCACCGGGAAGAAAATAGACATCAACTTGGACCATACCTTGTTGATGGTCTTTTTCGATTATCTGCCGACACTGGCTGACATTTAATCATTAATTTTTGGGAGCGATTTCATGGGATTGCAGGAACAATTTGCCACAGACGTATCGTTGGAGACTCAGGGCATTTTCATCGACTACGGAAATGACCGGGTCAAAATCGCAAGAGCAGGCGGGGGCAACAAGAAGTTTGCCAAACTGCTTGAGCGGAAAACCAAGCCTTTTCGCAGGGCCATCGCAGTCGGCGCATTCAGTGCTGAGAGATCACTGTCGATCCTGCGTGAAGTTTACGCGGAGACTGTCGTGCTTGACTGGGAAGTCAACCGGGGCACTGAGACCGTGCAGAAGTGGGTGAAGGGTATTGTCCCGAAAGACGCGGGGATGACAGGCAAGAATTTGCTGCCGGTGACTCCTGAAAACGTCATGAAGGTCTTTGTCAATCTGCCTGACCTCTTCATCGACCTACAGCAACAGGCTCAAGCTGGTGCGTTGTTCCGCACCGAGATCAATGAGGCTGACTCGGGAAACTGATTGAGGTCTTGCTTTACACCCTAGAGCAAGGGCCGGTTGAACGTCGAATCATCGAACAATGCCTGCGGGAAAGACTACCTTTTCCGCAGGCCATTCAAAAGGCTCCTGACCTGTGGATCGGTCTTGAGCTTTTCTTTGGCGCTTTCATGGACTTAGACGGGGACCGACCTTCAGGGTGGACAGTGAGGCCCATTCCCTGGACCGTAATCATGGATTATGCTCAAGCCTATAATATAACAGGCGAACAACGTGAGGATTTGTTGCATTTCGTCAGGGCCATGGACAAGGCATATATCGAGCGTGAGACCAAGAAACAAAAGCGGAAAAAGAAATGAGCAGCCTGGAACAATTCGCCGGACGGATGAAGCGGCGGGCCAACAACGTGCCGCGTGAGTCTAACAGGGTAAAACGTACAGCCGCGCTGGCCATAGACCAGGCCCTTGTCCTGGGCACTCCTGTTGACACAGGCACCGCACGTTCCAATTGGGTTGTCTCTTTGGATGGGTCTTACGAGAATATTCGTGAAGCCTATTCCCCACTTGAAGGCGGAGATATAAGTGAGACGGAAAATGCCCAGGCAGCCATAGCCCAGGGGCAGGCGGTGATTGCTCAGGCGAAATCGGAACAAGAGATTCATCTGACGAATAATTTGCCGTACATTGTGCCGTTAAATGAAGGGCACTCGGCCCAGGTGCCTGCTGCCTTTGTTGAAGAGGCGGTGAATGCTGGTGTTATTGCTGCACGCAGGACCAGGATCAATACAGGATAATGGCCAACGAGCGCATCAATATTATTGTCTCGGAAAAAGGCTCACGTGTCGTCAAGAGACGGCTGGCCGGGATCGGCACTACGGCTGCCACTTCAGCAGGCGGCGTGAATATGCTCAAGACGGCCTTGCTTGGGGTGGGTGGCGCTCTTGTTCTACGGCAAACCATCAGGACTCTTGCGAATTTTGAACAGGCCATGTCTACGGTTCAGGCGGTCACTTTTGCCACCGAGACCCAAATCAAGAGCCTGACTGAGACGGCCAGAGACCTTGGCGCAACCACTCGATTCACAGCCACCCAGGCTGCTGAGGCTTTGGTGGAATTGTCCCGAGCCGGTTTTGAAGTGAGTGAGTCTCTTGAGTCTGTAGACGACACGTTGATGTTGGCTCAGTCCGGCGCTTTGGACCTCAAGAGGGCAGCGGAGTTGACGGCCGGTGCTATTCGTGCATTCAGATTGGATGCGGATCAGGCCGGACGTATCACCGATGTTTACGCCAAGGCGGCTAACACGGCAGCCACGGATGTCAACCAACTCGGTGAGGCCATGAAATTTGTCGCGCCAGCAGCGGCCGGTTTGAATGTCACCATCGAGGAGTCAGTGGCGGCTCTACAAGCCTTGGCCGATGCGCAGTTGAAGGGCACTCTTGGCGGCACCGGACTCCGACAAATCTTGATTGAGTTGGAGGCTCCCAGTTCAAAATCCCGAAAGATATTTGAAGGCTTGGGAGTCTCTGTAGATCAAGTGAGAATTTCTTCTGTTGGATTGATTCCCGCGTTGGCCGCGCTCAAAGAGGCCGGAATTTCGACCGGCCAGGCCTTCAGAGTATTTGGCAGACGTGGTGGTGGTGCTGCAAATATCCTATTGAATTCGGTTAACAAGATAAAATCCAACACCAGGGAATTGGAAAATGCTGGGGGCACTGCTAAAAGAGTTGCTCAGATCATGGATGATAATTTGAATGGTGCCTTGCTCCGGGTCAAGTCTGCTTTTGAGGCTGTGCAGCTTTCCTTTGGTGAGAGCGGCGGCAGTTTGTTATTGGTCTCTATGCTGGACCGCATAGCCAACGCCTTGAGATTCTTGGCGGACAATATTGAAATCGTACAAGGCGCAGTGACGGCGTTGGCGGTGACGGCGTTGCCCGCACTACTCACGGCGTTGACTGCACTCGCACCGGCCCTGGCTGTTTTGGCTGCCGGTGCTGCTATTGGAGCCTTGATTGCTTTCCGACATGAAATACAATTGTCTGAAGGTAGTCTTAGCACGTTCGGTGACTTTGCTACAGCCACCTGGGAGCGGATTAGTGAGGGCGCTTCGATGATGTTGGAGGCCCTCCAATCCGTTTTCCCAGACGTTGGAAAAGCGTTCACCGATATGTTCGGCGATTTGGATTTGAGCCTTGAAGGATTCATCCGGGGGACGGCCCGAGTATTAGACACATACATCGGCTTTTGGGTTGGCACTATAAACATCATCAAGGCACTATACAGGGGCCTTGGACCGGCCTTGAAAGATTTGACCATTCAAGCGATCAACGGCATGATCGGCGTCATTGAAGACGGGCTCAATAGAATCACCAGTGCGATCGGTGCTGTGTTCTCTAAACTTCCTGGAAGTGTTGGTGACCTCTTTGAAAATCTTGGACAGCAGGTTTTACCGCGCATAGAGAATACAGCTGCGGATATGGCGAGTGGGATTGGTGAGGCTATCAAAAAGGGTATGGCTGATGGATTGGCTGACACCGCGGTCTTTGAGGAAGCTGTCAACGGTCTTTTCGACAGGGCCGATGAAATTGCCAAAAATAGGATTGCCCAAACTACCAAAGATTTGCAAAGCGCGGCTGGTCAGGATGCGGCTCCCACCGCAGGCGCTGCTCCCACGCCACC